CAGCGTATCTTTCAAAATCTTTTGGGAGATATTTTGATATCCACTTTGCTTGTCTATATTTACCGCCTACATATGCAAACATAATTTAATTCTCCTTTTTCATTAATTTCAAATCAGATGGAAAGGAAAAAGTTCCATTCTTAACTTCTACGGGTTTTGTTAGAATATCATGTTCATTTCTGTGAGGATATTTACCAATATGAAATAGTGGAATTTTTTCAGTTTCAAAAACATGCTTTGCCCAACTTAAAATATTATAAATTGTGGTTTGTAATGTTTTATGAAGATTTTCTTCCTTATCTTCAAAATTTTCCTTATCAGTGGGCCGCATATAATGAGATAAAAAATATTCTCCCCCATAACCCGGCTGGCTTTTGTTTCTATTCCAAGCTTCTATAACTCCTACAATCATTCTTTTTATATTTGGTTCATATAAACAATGACCTGACATATTCCTAAATTCATCGTAATTACCTTCTTCAGTAAAGGGTTCTATTTCATGATTTTCTTTCAACTTGTTTTGAAAACCCAACCTTTTGTTGGGTCTAGTCCAAAAAGTATAAGAATCTCTTGCTCCTATAGATTCCTCTAAAGCAGCGGTAACTTCTCCTTCTTTACTCGCAGAAGTCATTCTCATTACCTTTTCCTGCATTTGAGCCGAAGTTGGATTTTTACCATTAAAAGCATCTGCCGCAGTTTTTGTTACACTTTTAGTATCTTGTTCTGTTCTGGGTGGAAACCTATTCAACACCTGAGCCAATTCTTCTTTAAGTTCATCTCTTGTTGATTTCGTTAATTCTTCAGATATAAAAATAACATCAAAAACCCAACCAGTAAATCCTAATTTCTCTTGTCCTAATATTCGTGTATAAGAATCTATTAATTCTGGATTCGCTAATGTCTTTTTATCTGTAACTAAAATAACACCTAATGGTTGTGTAAAATCTATTCCATTATACTGCAAATCATCTCGTATTTTACCAGCAGCTGCTTCGGGTGTTCCAAAAACTCTTGCGGAATTATCCTCAATAACAGTTTCACCTCTATCTATTTTAATGTCTTTGAAATTAAAATAAACTCTATCAAAACATTCAACATCTTGATACCGCTTAACTTGATAACCTAATGGATAAGTAAATAAATGAATATCATCCTTCAAAGTTTTATATTGTTGATGGACTCCTAATATTGGATCAAATTTATTAAAACGAATAGTATCAATTTTTGATTTTTTATATATCTTTGTGTGATTTCTTATAATATAATCGTTTTTCAATTTCATAATATTCCTTTTAATTTATAGTGCAAGTCCGGTTGCCTGTGAAAGATATTGGCTTTCCATATCCTTTTTGGGTTTACCTTTTGTTATAACTTGATCACTGGAAATGGTAAATGATGTATCACTAGAAGCCATTATCCACGGCACTAACGCTAACCCCATTTGTCCAGGTTGTTGAGTGGGCACAGGTTGAAGTGTCATTGGAGTGTCTAGAATGAGTGTATCATTTTCTCCTTCTGAAACTCTTGCTACTACCTCTTCGCCCGTTTTTAACTTTAATATATAAACTTCTTTTGACACTTATTACCTTTATTTAAACTCACAATCAACCATCATTTCGGTCAAACACGCTACTAAATTAATTTCTTGATCTGCAACAAAAGCAGATTTATACTGATAATCCGCAAGAATTAAAACCGCCTGAGGAACGGATGCATCTTTGAGATGTCCACTCACTCCATCATAAATCTTACGAAAAATCCTAACTGGGTCATTATCAATGTTTTGAGTAACCCATCTACGCACTTCAGAAAAATGTTTTTCCTTCAATGCTCTCATTAATTCTGTTAAATTGATTTCACCGATTTGTGCGAGAATTCCCGCATCAATAATACCACCTGCAGAATATCTCTGCAGTTCATTTAACACTCTCCGCATATCTGGAAAGTGTTTCATAATCAATTCAATAATAACTTTTTTATCAAACTTAACATTCTTTTCGGAAAGAATTACTTCTGTTCTTCCTAAACATTCTTGTGCTAATTGAGGCCTATCCGATTTCGGTATTACAAATTCTATTACAGAACAGCGAGAATGGATAGGATCAATGATCCGATTACGAAAATTACAAGTAAAGATAAAACTAACATTGGAACTATATTTTTCAATGAACCCCCTTAGTGCAGGTTGAACCGATTCAGCATTCATGTAATCTGCTTCATCGACTATAACGACTTTTCTTCCACCTTGCATGGAAACGGAACTACAATATTGTGTAAGAGTAGTTCTAACAGTATCTATATTTCTTCCTTCATTTGAACCATTAATTATTAAATGGTCCACTCCAATCTCATCACACATTGCCTTTGCAACAGAAGTTTTACCCACTCCAGCCGGACCAGATAAGAGTAAATTAGGGATTCTTTTATCATCCACAAATCCTTGAAATACTTCTTTAATCTGTGCTGGAAGGATACAATTCGCCACCCTTCGCGGGCGGAATTCTTCTACCCATAAAAAATCATTCATTTTTATCCGTTATAATTTGAACTTTGTTCTGTGGCGACCCAATATTCTAACTTGGAATGTTCGTGCGAGAAATGTGATATTCCTTTGGAGGAAATTCCAACATCATAAGAACCACTCAGGAGTTTCATATTTTCAATTTTGAATACAAATTGAAATTCTTTATCCGTAGTTCCTACTTCTTTTTGAAATTCATCAGAAGAATCATTATTAATATCTGTTGCTACCAGAAATGTTTTACCATCGATGCCACGCACAACCATTTCCGGCAAGGATAAAACTTGTGCTGCTTTTATACTTTCATCATAGGTTTCTTTTGAAAGTTTAAATTTAACTTCTGGTTCTGGAAAGTCTAGAGATTTATCTGGGGGTAAAACCAACATAGACGGATCTCCATAAACATAATTAAGTCTTGAACTATTTCCGTTAATTGTTAGTTGTTTTTCTCCAACAGTTAATTCTGGTTGTTCAAAAAGACTTAATGCTCCTAACAACTTATTCAAGTCATAAATGGCAAAGGTGCTTGGAATATCTTCGCCAATTTCTGTTTTGGATAGAATGTTCTTTTGGGGGGAAATTGTTGACAGGCTGTTACCCTGTTTGAATTGTATGTTCTGATTAATTGATGCGTAATTTTTAAGTATCGCGACGGTTTCGTTTGATAATTTCATCATATATCCTTGTATAAACTTATTATTGTATATCTTATTATATCACGTATTTTTGATTTGTCAAGTAGATTTTATCCGTCATTTATCCGCCACTCTCAATGTGGCGGAAATGTGGCGGATATTGGGGTGTAACACATTGTAATTGTGAATGATTTTTACCCTTCGGGTGTTTGAAGTTTTACTGCTTTCCCTTTTTTCTTAGATTTTCGTTCTGCGGCCCGTCTTTCTTTTCGGGATTCTTTGAGAGGTCTTGTATCTTGGTCATTTCCATGAGAAGCATATTCTAGTTGTCCGAGATCACGTAACGTACCATTGAAAACATAAGAACCAACATGATTTACTTCCATCCAGGGACACAACCAAGTTTTAAAACCAATCTTACGCGCCCATTGACAAAACATATAATCTTCTGACAAATAACGATCTGAACCACTCGCACCTTTTCCTGCATATAATTCGTTATCAATGACAGTATCAAAGAATGCGTGAATATAGCGAGAACCATCAAAATGTTCTGAACGATTGTGATCTGGTTTATAAGAAAATTGTGGATATTCATCTCTGAATTTTTCAAAGACTTCTCGCCGGATCATTACGAATCCAGTACCCACTTCTAATACTTCAGTTGGTTCATCAATTTTAATTTGAGTTGTTCCTTCAACTGGATTGAATACAAAATCACCTGTAAATTTTTCTAGTTCATTAGGATTTTCATCACCTAATCCGGCATCAACTGCATTGCGCACTTTTTCCCACGCAATACATTTCTTTGGATATGGAGCACCAATAATTGGTTTATCCTCATCCACAAGT